TCTTTGTTTCTCTTTTATTTTAGCGTTTTCTTCTTCAATATACGAAATCAACATAGAGATATAGATGTCCCTTTCCCAAGGTAGCATGTTTTCAAGTTCGGTCAAGCTATACTTATGGTGCTGCATCAAACTAAAATTTGTTTTATAATAGTTTCTTAAATTGTCATGACGAAATGTTAACCGAAAAAACTTGCAAGTCCTTCTACATCTATTCTGTGGTGGAAACCACATTTACTACAATCAAGCTCAAGTGTTTCTTTTAGTTTTGGTAAAGTATTAAAAAATTCTTCTACTTTTGAGAATTGTTCTTGGTTCATACTTTCGACAAAATCTAACATTTCACCAGGTTGAGCTTCAGTAGCATAATAAAATTGTTCACCGTCATAAATGTATTCAATACTTTCAGAAATCATATTAAAAGTAACATCAGTTATATTGTCATACTGTAATGAATCTTTTACAATGCCAAATTCTGGATATTTCATTTTTATAATAACTTTATCAGTCAGTTGAATTTCTGGACTAACTGAATCGTTCATCTCCACTTTAATATCATTGAGATTGATGTCTTTTTCCATAATATTACCACATTCTTCACCGTCAACTTCATTGTTGCAACGGTAACGAGATTCTACAACCTCACCAATAGATTTGGCTCTTAGTTGTAGAAAATAATACTCCACATCAATGATGGGCAATTTTTCAACATCAATATCTTCAGTAAGTGTGCAATTGTAAAGTATATCTTTAATGTTCTGTTGAATCGTGGTGGTTTCATTTGATTCCATCGCCATCAACAGATTTTTTTGTTCCTTAACAAGAAACGGTCTATATTTAATTTTTTTCTTTGAAACCGGCAACTCTAATTCATATGTCGGCACATCAAGTTTTGGTAAAGACATAATAACTCCTTATAATAAAATCATTTTAAATATTTGAAAGCCCATTAGGTAAACTGTTTGTCATTCCTGTTATGTTACCAATAGCTGAACCACCTAAACCACCAGGTATCATAGACGTTACTGCATCTATTCCTGCATCTACAAACTGCATACCCAAAGCTTGTAAAGAATTGTTTTGCCAATAAGTATATGCAAAAGTTACTGAAACTTTATGATATGCTTCATCAGCCCAACTTAAATCCATTTGATTAATGGAAATAGGATAAGCATCAAACAAATTAACAGAGTATGATAGTTGATTAGTTACATCATACTGATTAACAGTAATAACCGTTGAATAATCGCTTTTATATCTATAATTATAATTATATAATGGATTAATATAACTCATCCACGCATCAAAGAATACTTTTTGATCCATGGTGTCATCGACAATGAATGTTAAATCAATGTCGTTATAGGTATTCATGTAAGGAAACTTTTCAATCGGACCATAAATTTTTTGTTCAATTGTACCAAAAGTTCTGCCTGGTAAATTGGCCGACTCACAACGATAATTTAGATTTTTGGCCGATGAAACATATGGAAGTAGAGTTAGTGGTACAGGAATAGCCACATCAAACCTGTTGGATCTGGCTATGTCTTTTGTAAAACTCGATTTAAAGTTGTTTATACTACCTGCCATTTTAGTTCCTTATTTCTTCTACGGATTCTTGCCAGACCATATTGGCTCTGGCACCCTTAAACTGCTGAATAGGCAGGAAAGCTGCCACATCCCACTCGTTTGGTTGAATGGCAAGCATCCTAGATTGTATTTGATTAGTAAGATATCGTTTAATACACGGTTTGAACTCTTTAAGGCGCTTGGAGGCGCTTAAAATGTCATAGGTGACTCGTAACCTTTGAATATCATTTTTACTGTCATAGGTGGCGAAATCCAATAATTTGGTCATAAATGCCAACCGATATCGGAGTGGCAGATAGTGAAAGTTTAAACCAAGAAAACCATCATTATATCGTTCCAGTACCAAAGTCAATGGAAATACATCATAATATGGTAAATCCGCTTTAGTCTTAGGATCATAATAAAAACAATATAAACCCCCCAGCATAAACTGGTTCGTTTGCCTGAATTTTTCTCTACTCATACCGCCAGGTATCGTAGAAGGATTACGAATATCAGCCAATTTCTTCATTAGCCAGTTCATTGATTCTCTGGACATGGTTTGAAGTTCGGCTGCTGTTTTTTGTTGTGCTAATTGTGTAAGTTTCGATGCCATCGATTATTTAGTTCACAGTCCAAGATGGTCCTCGGTCACCAATTTAAATTCCCAACCACGATCCAAACAAAATTCTGTTGCGGCTTTCCATTTGGCTTGATTGACGGCATAGGTGGTAACTTCTGTAATATATTGTTTAGTTACTCGTTTACGGGGTTCTGGTTGGATTGTTTGTTTTTTGGGTTTAACCTCAAGCATCATTGTTTTAAATGTTCCCGTTTTGGTTTGAACTTTAACAATAAAATCGGGGAAATATCGATGCTTCCGGCCATCGATGGGGGATACATAAGGAACAATACATTCTTCGGATGCCCAAGACACAATACCATCGTTTTGATCCAACCATGACATCACTTTACATTCCCAGGAACTTCTATAAATTATATTGTTAGCGTCCCCAACATACTTTTTGGGGTTTTTTGGTATAAATCGTCCTGAATAAGCCATATAAATATGTATATTAAATTCTAAAAGAGAAAACCGATGGCATTAATTTCAATTCCAACATCAATTGGTGGCGTGAGTATTCCTGGTGCAATTACAGGTCCGTTAAGTGCTTTGTTTGGAAACAAATATAATTCAAGTTTTTTACAATATCCAAGAGATTTAAGTTCTGCTACAAGAGGCCATGTTGTTCAGTTTAGTATTAATGAGGTAAGTGAAGCTTCATATGATGCTGGCGTGGCAGCTTTTCAACCCGGTGACGGTTTTTTAGACTCAGTAAAAAATACAATAACAGGTTTAATTGATGCTACCAAAAACGCAAATCTTTCATTAAACGCCAGAACAAAAACTAATGTGGCCACAATTTCTTTATATATGCCAGACACGGTCAATTTTACTTATAATCCAAAATATGATGACGGCCAATCGTTAACGAGTATTGCACAAGACACATTAAATGGTATTAGTGGTGCCGCTGGAAAAGGAGGATTAAAAGGATTAGTTGGTGGTGCTGCAGGATTAGGTGCAACTGCCATTTCTGTTACACAAACGGGTGCGGCCAAGTTGGCAATGTCATCGCAAGGCATTGCTATTAATCCAAAAATGCAGGTATTATTTGATGGCATTGGATTTAGAGATTTTCAACTTGCATTCACTTTCACGCCATATTCAAAAGAAGAAGCGGATGCGGTTAGGAATATCGTAACAACATTTAAAAAATATGCTCTACCAAAGATTACTAAATCCGCTGCAGGTATGTTTTTTGTAATTCCAGGTTCTTTTAATATCAAATTTTTATTTAATGGTTCCGAGAATAAACACGTTAGCAAAGTAGCTGAGAGTGTTATTCAAAATATTACAGTAGATTATGCGCCTAACGGATGGGCTGCTCATTCGGATGGTGCACCGGTACAAACAACGTTGACATTGGATTTCAAAGAAATTTCTCTTGTTGATAGAACAAAAATCGAAAGTGGTTACTAAAAATGCAATATTTCGATTCATTTCCTAAAATTATTTACACCAACGATTCAGGCATACCTAAAATTGCTGTTAATATAATGGCTCGGTCTAGTATGATTTCAACTTTACTAAAAAATTCAGCTATCTATTACCAATACGATTTACAAGAAACCGATACACCCGAAATTGTTGCTGATAAGTATTATGATTCTTGTTATAGATATTGGATTATTTTGTTTGCAAACCAATTATTAGACCCACAATGGAATTGGCCTTTGAATTCAAAAACATTCTATAAATTCATACTAAGTAAATATCCTAATGTTGAAACAACTTCCGAAATTCACCATTATGAAAAAGTTATAACACAGGTTGATAATAATACTTTGACCGAAACAATACAAATTATTAAAATAGATGAGCAATCATACAACCTTTTGGCTGAATCGGACAAGTTAATAACTTTACCTAACGGAACCGCTAGAGTCAAAGTTACTAAAAGGCCTATCAGTATCTATGACTATGAATTAGCACTAAACGAATCTAAAAGAACAATTAACATATTAAATAAAAAATATATTGATCAATTTGAATCCGAATTTCAAAACTTAATGGCTGCTGTATAATATGGAAGAAGATTTACTATCGGGTGAAGGTGAAACCACAGGCGTCAGTTATCCCCAAGACTACTCGTTAAATACATTAAATTTTTTAAGCTCAAATGGTCAAAGAACTGAGTTGAAAAAATTATTGATAACTATGTCTTATTATGAAGATATTTTTAGTTTTGTTACTTCAGGTTCAATCACCGTACTTGATGCTCAAGGCTTTATAGAAGCTTTACAATTAACAGGAAATGAATTCCTTGAAATTAATTTTGGTAAAGTTAAAGGTGGAAAAAATACCGAAGATGAAATTTTTAGAGTATATAAGATTGGCGATAGAACTCCATCGGGCAATTTAAACTCTGAAACATATACATTATATTTTTGTTCGGAAGAATTGTTATTATCAGAGCAAACCAAAGTAAGTAAATCTTACAAAGGTAAAAAAATTAGTGTAATGGTTAAAAGTATTTTAACGGATTACTTAAAAATAACTCCTCTAAAAATTAAAGAAGTTGAAGAAACGACCGGACTGTATGATTTTTTGATACCGAGATTAAAACCATTTGAAGCCGTTAGTTGGCTGTCGTGTTATGCCAGACCAAAAACTTCACCGGGAGCTGATTTTCTATTTTTTCAAAATCGTGCTGGATATAACTTTAGGTCAATCCAATCTTTATTTAAAGATCCTGTTTATGCCGATTACAAGTATCAAGCTAAAAATGTT